AACTCGCCTCTCCCGCTTGTGGGAGAAGCCGGGGGAGGGTCTGTCCCCGGAGCGAAAATTTCGGACCCTCCCCTAACCCCTCCCGCAAGTGGGAGGGGGAACAGGAGCATATCATGACCCCTTACACCTTCCAACGTGGCGAAACCATCAGCCTGGCACTGGACGCGGTTACAGGCGATCCCGCCCAAGTTACCGCGATCGTCGCAGCGATGAAGGCCGTTCCGCCGGGGCGCAGTGAAGCCCCGGCCAGCGCTTCGGTCGCCGCCAATTTCGCGATCACCCCGCGCCCGGCAGCGGGCACCATTCCGCCCGGCTGGACGCTTACCGTCGCAGCACCTGTGTCGGCCAGTCTGGCACCCGGCGCCTATGTTGCCGATGCACGACTGGAGGCAGGCGGCGGGGTGATCGTGACCTCAAGCGTTGCGATCCGCCTCAAGCAATCGGTGTCGTCATGATCGCGCTTCGCTGGCGGCAGCCTGACCCGGCCCTTGTCCTGCGCTGGCGCGGACCTGATCAGGCGATGGCGGAGCGCGCGGTGGTGACCCCACCGTTTCCAGTCGCCACTTTGATTGGCCCGCCCGGCGTGCCGGGACCGCAAGGGCCAGCAGGGCCGCTACCCGACATCATCGACGGCGGAACATTCGCCTGACCGTCCTTTCCACCAATCGCGGAAGGGACTTCGCATAAGGAACCCACATGCCCAGAATACAGATCAAACGCGGCCTCAAGGCCAATTTGCCATCGGCGGCGATGCTTGCCGGCGAACCCCATTTCACCACTGACCGCGGCACGTTACATGTTTCGACAGGCGCAACTACCCGCTTGCCAGTGGTTCCGGCGATTGATGATCTGACAACCGTTGCGGCAGTCGACGGTGCGGCCGACTTTCTGATTCTGCATGATGCATCTGCAATCGGTCAGAAGGAAGGGAAGATCAGCGTCAATGCCTTTCGTGCCGCGCTGAACATTCCGGCGTCAGATCTTGATGAAAGGGTTGCGGTCGCCGCTGGCGGCACCGCCGGATACATTTGGGGGACCAACGGTACCGATGGCGTTGTGCGCATGAATGTCTCGATGGCGTGGACCAAGGATGCTGGCAACGGTTTCGTGACGCTGGCCGTCGGCGATGTCGATTGCGGCACATTCTGATTTCCCAGGCCCTGCCAGTTTCTCACCCGTCCGCCCGTCCGTGCGGGCGTAGATGATAGCATCGACAAAGGAGAGTGGTTGTGCCCAGTCTAGCCCATAAGCGTGGCACACGCGCGCAGATCAACGCCGCTGCAGCGGCAAGCCAGCTTCGTGCCGGAGAGGTCTATCTCATCACCGATGAGGCCCGACTTACCGTCGGCACAGCGGCCAATGTGCATCAGGCGGCTGCAAAGCAGGGGGAGGGCAGTTCCGATCCCTGGACGTGGTTGAAACTGTCTGCGGATGTGGCCACTTCAACCATAACGCTGGCATCGGTGACCGGCCTGTCGTTCACCGCCGCGGCAAATACGACCTATATCGTCGAACTGGTCGGTGCATTTCAATCGGCAGCGACAACAACGGGGATTGCGCTCGCGCTCGCGCTCCCTGCGGGTGCTGGGGTGGCGGGCCTTGCCCAACATGCAATCTCACTGACCGCCTTAGGTCCGGTCGAACAGATTGCGGCCGGTGCCTCTGTAGGGGTGACGAGCGGGGTGCGTGCTGCAGCCACCAATATACCCATTTCAGGCCGCTGGATCGTCCAAGCCGGCGCGACCGGCGGAACAGTCCAACTTCAGTTTCGCAGCGAAATTGCCGCATCGACCGTCACGATGCGCGCTGGGCTCACCGCGCTCGGTTTTCGAGTGATTTAGCATTGCCCCCTCCATCTGGGGGGTAAACCGATAAGGAAAACCACATGCTGACGACTCAAGCAGTCGCGCTCACCGTTGATGCGGTGGACGCGGCCCGAACCTATTTGCGCGTCGAAAATGACGAAGAGGATACCGCAATTGCGGCGCTGGTGGCTGCAGCTGTCGTCTATGCCGAAGGATATCTCGGCCAGTTGTTGATCGAGCGCGATGTTACAGAGCGCTTGCCCGTGACGACTGCATGGCAGCGCCTAGCGGGAACGCCCGTGCGCATCATTTCCAGCGTAACCGGCATCCCTGCAGAGGGGGCGGCATTCACGCTCGCGCATGGCAGCTATCAGGTCGATATCAACCGCCATCATGATGGCTGGATCCGCATCCCCTATCCGGGCGGCGCCGGCCGGGTCGATATCGACTATCGTGCCGGACTGGCGCCTGGCTGGCCTGATCTGCCGGAGCCTGTCTCCATCGCAGTGCTGCGCATCGCCGCCCATCTGCATGCCCATCGCGACGCACCTGACGATCAGGGCCCCCCGCCGGCCATCCGCTCGCTGCTGCGACCATGGCGGCGGATGCGGCTGGCCTGAAGCGAGCAACCAGATCGTCCGTAACAGCCGAGAGCCCTGCGCTGCGGCTTTCTTTTTTCGCCAAGTGGGAGGGTGATATGCCCGAATTCGCAGGCACGTTGCGCGAACGTGTCACCATCGAACAGCGCCTTGGAAACCGCGATGCGCTTGGCGCAGCTGTTGGCGCCTATGCCTATGGCGGACAGGTCTGGGCGGCGGTAAGCCCGCTGATTTCCGCCGATCTGGCCGCAGCTGACAGCCTGTCCGCAATGCCGCGCTGGCAGGTGACCATGCGGAAGCGGGAGGGTATCGACCTTCGCACACGGCTTGTCTGGCGCGGCCGTTTCCTTGGTGTGCGCGGGGTTGTCAGCGATCCGCGTGACCCTGCGCGCATGGTGCTAACCTGTGAAGAGAAACGCTGATGTTTGCAAAGCTCCAGGCCGCCGCCAACAGACTGGCGGACAAATTGCTGATGCGGGCGATCCGCAGGCTTGCCGCGAAGCCCATGCCTCCGGGCGTTGTCGTAAAGGCCCGCCCTGATGGCATTGAGCTTTCGGGAAAGCGCCTGAAGATACGCATGATCAACGATATCGAGCTTAGGAATATCGGCAAATGACTGACGCTGTCCAAGCCCTGCAGACGGCACTGGTCGCGGCTCTAGGTTCGCATCCCGTGCTGGCCGAGGAACTCAACGGAATATTCGATGGCCCGCCGCCGCGCACTGCGTTTCCCTATGTCTCAATTGGCGAAGGGCTTTCATCCGATTGGAGCACGAAAACCTCCGTGGGCCGTGAAATCCGTATCGGCCTGACGATTTGGGACGATGGTGAGACCGCGACGCGGCTGCACCAGCTTTCTGGCCACGCCGAAGATGCGGTTGCGTCTTTGCCGCGCGACATTGCCGGCTGGCGAATTGCAAGCTGTGTGTTCGTGCGCTCACTGGTTGCGCGCGATCCAGCCTCAGCCTGGGCCGCCTTGGTCGAATATAGGGTGCGCATGCTGGCAATCTGACCGGCCTCGCCTGCCATAACGGGTGGGCTTTTGCGATCAGGCCAACGGAAAATCGTTTTTGCGCTTGCGGCGTTTGACCGGTTCTTCCCTGCATTCGGGAAGGGCCTGTGCCGGATCGCGGTTTTGCGGCCGGGTCGTCGGTAAAGCAGGCTTTGCAACCGGCGCCTTGCCGTCAGGCTTGATTTCAAAAGACACAGCGACCGGAGCGGCAAGGCAAGGCTGCGAGGCAGCATTTTGCTGCACGGGCTGCAGTGCAGCAATCAGGGCTGATCCAGCCATAATCATCAAAAGCATGGCGACCTCCTCTCCCCAGATTGAGTCGTCTTGAACAGGAGACAGTAATAATGCCCGCAGAAAAGGGAAGTGCCTTCTTGCTGAAGGTTGGCGACGGAGCAGAGCCCACCGTTTACGCGACGATCGCCGGGCTGCGGACGACGCAGCTGACCATTAACGGCGACGCCGTGGTGATCACCAACAAGGGATCGGGTGCCTGGCGCGAATTGTTGTCGGGCGCTGGTGTGCGTTCAGTTTCGGTTTCCGGTGCCGGGGTGTTTACGGGTTCGATGGCCGAAAACCGGATCAAAACCAATGCCTTGTCCGGGGTTCTCGACGATTATGAACTTAGCTTTGAAAGCGGTGAACGCATGCGCGGCAAATTCCTTGTCGCGCGTCTGGATTATGCTGGCGATTTCAATGGCGAACGCAGTTACACGCTCGCGCTTGAAAGCTCGGGTCAGGTGACGACATTATGACCCGTGTCGCAAATCGCGCACGTGGCGAGGCGATGGTTGCAGGAATTTTGCTGCGCCCGACATTTGCAGCATTGGTTGCGGCAGAAGAAGAATTGGGGCCGTTGTTCGCGTTGCTTGAACGGGCAGCTGCCGGGCAATTGACCCTTTCGGAAATGGCAACGCTGTTGTGGCATTGCCGCTTTGATGCACCCGAAGAACTCACTCGTGATGCCTTTGGTGAAATGATCGCTGCCGCCGGCCTGTCGCAAGTGACGCCGGCGCTGAAAATTCTGCTCGGCCAGATTCTGGCAGGGCGGTGAGGTGGAGATGCGGCACGGCGCCGTGGCCGAAGTTCCGGGCGACGATCACTTTTCCGCCAAAGTACTCACACTGAGCGGCCAGTCCGCGTTGCTTCTAGGGTGGCGACCCGATGATTTCTGGAATGCCACACCCGCCGAACTGGCGACAGTGTTGCAGGCATTCCGGCCTTCAATCGAAGCTGGCGCTGACGGCGATGTGCTCAAAACATTGATGGAGCTGTTTCCAGATGGATGAAGAGATCGAAAGATTGGTTGTCGCGGTGCGCGCTGACACTCAAGGTTTTGCACGCGATGTTGCGGCGATGCGTGCTGAACTGGATGGCCCTTTTGCAAATGGGTTGGATCGGGCCGGTCGCATGCTGGAAAGCAGTCTTACGCGCGCCCTGCAAAGCGGCAGGTTCGGTTTTGAAGACCTGCGCCGCGTTGCGATGTCCGTCTTGTCGGAAATCGCGGGTGCGGCGATCCGCAGCGGGATCGACAGTCTGGCGGGCGGCGGCAGGCAAAGCGGGTCCGGCGGCTTGCTGTCCTCGCTCGGATCGATCCTTGGCGGTGCCTTGGGTCTGCCAGGCAGGGCGACGGGCGGCCCAGTTTCGCCAGGGCGCGCCTACCGTGTTGGCGAGCACGGGCCTGAAGTGTTCGTGCCGACCAGCAGCGGCAGGATTGAGAATGCTTCCGGTCGCAGTGGCGCGCCTGCGATAAACCTCACCATACGTGTTTCTGACAATGGCCGGATGAGCGCGCCGCAAGCCTTGCAGCGATCCGGCCGTCAAGTTGCCCGCGCTGTTCGTGACGCTCTGCTGCAGGCCGGTGATTGACCCATGGCTTATTGGTTGTGCAACAAAAGGCGGAGCCAAGCGAGCCGACCGGTGATGCGGTTTGATCCGCGTTTCTGGACGCTGAATTTTCCTCGCCCGATGATGGCATCGGTGGTGACGACCGGCCCGGAATCGCTGCGCGTGGACACCGTTTTCTATCGTAGCGACGATCTGGCTGGTCTGATCTGGGACAGTGAGGATCGCTGGGATCATCCCCTTCTCGCTTATGAAACCAGGCGTGATTATCGCCGGCTGACACTCCGCTTTCGCTGGCGTTCTGGCGGGGTGATGCCACTTGACGCTGTTAACGGGCCAACTCTGACGATCGAAGGTCGCACTGCTGAAGGTGAGCCCAAGAGCTGGTACGTCCGCTTGTGGAATTATGCACAGGGCACGCCCGAGAATGCAGAAATCAACCTGAATTTTAGCGCGCTTGAGGGCGGCTTCCTGTTGCCGGATGAAGCGCAGCCGGTGTTTGCCGGCGATATTGATCGCATGTTCATTTCGATGGTGCCGCCCAACTATTCTTCGGAGGGATCGGTTTTTCCGGCCGGTGCCGAAGGCTGGGTTGAGCTGGACCAGATCCGCTGTGACGGTGCAGGTGTGATGCTCGATACCGGCGATGTCGTTTTGCCCGAGCATGATCTGAAAATGGCGACGGGATATGACGATGCTTACAACCAGACGCCGGAACGCCTACTGCGGCAGATAGAGGCGCTCGGATATCGGGACACGATCAACCACTATGTCGGAATGAGCCATTATTTCCGGCTCGAACCTCTGGGCGAGGGGCATTATGTGAGCCTTGCCGGCGGGGCGCTAAACACTCCTTGCCGCAACTGGCATATTGATTTTGCGAACCGCGCAAAAGCCTATGGCTATGATCTGATATTCTCG